GTACATAGAGCGTGTTGATAACGCTGATAAGCTAAAAGGAATTGAATCTAAATACGGTGATGTATTCGGGTTTACCAAAGGTGAGATTACAAAGTTTTACAAGACATACAACGAAGAAGCAACTAAAATACTACAATCATGAAAGCACGAAAAGCCTGTTCAGCCTGTTCAAAGAAACGAGGTTCTAAGCCTAAGAGATGAAATCACAAGAAGAAATACGTTCAATTCTTAACGGGGTTATATCTAACTCTAAAGACCTTTACATTGTAAAAGACGGGAGAGGTATTTGGAAGGATATACCGTCTTATTACAATGGCTATAAAGAAGCTGTAAAGCAATCAAAGAGGATTGAAACGCACGCCAATGTAGATAAGTATCCTGAAGCGTTATTCGCTAAACGTGCGCCAAACCAAGAGGCTGAAGAAGCTGAATACGTTAAGGCTAACTATAAGAATACAACGCACCCAGTTTACATGGATTATTTATCCATCACAACAAGAGGTCTTCAGGATAACAACTGGAGCATCATATATCCAAAGGAAGAAGAAGATTACAACGAGTACATTACTAACGGCATAGACGTATTTAAAAGCGTTGAAGATTACGTTAAGGGAATTGTACCAACAGTAAGAAGCAAGGACGCTAACGGGGTTATGACGTTTGAAATCAAGCCGCCAAAGATGGTGGAGGTCAATGGCGAGATAATGCCCGATGATACTGAAAGGCTAGAACCACAACCAAAGTATTATTCATCTGCTCAAGTTGTTGCATGGGAATGGAATACTTACGGGATGTTTGAAAGCTACGAGAAAAGCGTAGTTGAATACAATGGTAAGGCTCAAAAGGTTGGACGCGTTTTCTATTTCTATGACGATGTGAACATTTGGAAAATTGAGCAAGTTGGAAAGTTCATTGATTACTCGTTTAGTTACGAGGTTATTTATGAGCATGGCTTGGGAATGTTTCCTTGTAAGAAATTAGCGGGCGTTCCATCAATATTAGAAGATGGTTCGATATACTATACATCAAGATTTTACTATTCAGTTGACTTACTTGATTGGTCTTTGCTTTATTCTAATTATCTGAATGTAAGCATTGCCAATACTTGCTTTCCTTTCCGTTGGATGGTTGGTGATGAGTGCGACTTTACAGACGGTAATGGTGTTGGTTGTTTCAACGGTAAAATAGGCGATGCTAATTGTCCTAGTTGCGCTGGTAGTGGAATGAAAGTAAGAACATCACCAATGAAGACCTACCTTCTAAAGAAGAAGACGGGTCAAGACGAAGGGGATACTTCTTTTCCTGAACCTATTGGCTTTGTTTCTCCTAAAACGGACACACTAGAATTTGTAAAGCAAACAGCAACTCAATACACTCAAGACGCTAGGTCAATGCTTCACATCCACACTTCTAACACGGAGGTAAAGGGTAAGGAAGATATGACGGCAACGGGAATGAGTATTGATTTAAAGGCGATGTATGCCTTTGTTCAGCCTGATTCAAATCAAACGTTTGATGTATTTCAATTCTTGCTTGATGTAATTGGAAAAGTAAGGTCTGAGAATCCTGATTTTGAAGGGGCGAAACTTGTTTACCCTCAAACGTTCGACTTTAGAACTGATGCAGATATTTTAGAAGACATTAGGATTGCTAGAGATGCTGGCGCACCAACTCATATAATTCACACGCTGATATACCAATACATCTCAAGCAGATTCTACGCGGTAATGGATACGGCAAAGGTTAGCGAGTTAATCACTAATGCAGATAGGCTATTGACGCTTTCAAGTGAGGAGGTGGTACAACGAAAGGCTCAAGGTGCTATTGATAACTGGGAGTTAGTGTTGCATGATTCAGCTTTCAAACTTGTTAATGATTTGATTGATGAAGACCCTAACTTCTTGAATCTTGAATTGAACGAGCAGATTAAAAGGCTGGAAGATAAAGCTAAGTCAATTACGCCTAAAGCACTCGAAACATCAAGAGATAGGTTATTAAACTTTGGTGGCTAATGGCTTTTAGCGATGAAATAAAGAGATTGGTTGACTTAAAGGTTGAGCGCCTTGAATCAATACCCGATGCATTTGCTAATCGCATGGTTGCAATCCAACGGGCTAAATTTAGCGATGTTCTTGATTTGCTTGATGACCTAGATTACAAGAATGGGTCTTTAGTTGTTAGTCAATCAAACCTTTTGAAGATTGAACAGATAACTGAACAGATAAAAGAAGTGCTTACTTCAGGTGAATTTGAATCTGTTGTTGGTGAGTTGCTTAGTGAATTTGACGAGCAAGCCGCAATAACTTACAAATACTTTGATGCATCTTTTGATGTGTTTGAAATTCCAACTATTGCGAATGAAATACTTGCTCAAAAGAAACGTGAGGCGGTTATTGATTTGTTAAATTCAACAGACCAATATTTGACCAACCCAATGAGGCAATCTTTAAGTAATGCCGTTACAACGGGAGCAAGTAGAAAAGACCTTATAAGCGTTTTCAAGTTGCTTATTGAAGGTGATGAAGATACCGTTGGTAGGCTAGAGCGTTCAACAAGACAGATAGTATCCGATACATTCGCCTTAAACGATAGGGCAATTACAAATGAAGTAGCAAAGCAAATCAAAGCCGATTGGTTTCTTTATACTGGAGGTCTATTGAAAACAACCAGACCATTCTGCAAATCAAGGAACGGAAATTTTTACAGACGTTCAGAAGTTGAAAGTTGGGGCGAGTTGGGTGATTGGGCTGGTCGAATGGAAGGAACGAACGAAAAAACAATATTTGTTACGGCTGGTGGTTACAATTGTCAACACTCCATATTACCCGTTTCTGAATCTGTTGTACCTGAAAGATTCAAGAAAACAAGCGCGGCAAATGTTAAGCTTGACATTACAAATAATAGCGGGTTTGACCTTGATATTAAAAGCATAAATCAGCACGCAAGATTAAAAGCCAATGAATATGGATTAACAGACAATTTTGTTATTGAAATATCTAAAAGTAAAAATGTAGGTGGTGGAGTTTCATTCAAAAAAGTTTCAAATGATTTATCAAAGTTTGATAATAAAGTAGAAATATACACAGACGGAACACTTACGAAAAAACAATATAACCAAATAATAAACCACGAATTAAGGCACGTTCAACAAGGGCAATTAGACAGGTTGCAAATGAGAAGAAATAAATCAGGAAGGTGGGATTTATATTGGGAGGGTAAAAGATATATGTCAGCTACTGAATACGAAAAACTTACAAAAAGAATAACAAACCCAAGGCTTTCAGCACCTAAAAGATATGAGGCTTTCAAGAAATACGCTAACCTGCCTTGGGAAAAAGAGGCTTTTGATAATGACGGAACATTTTAAAAATGAAAATATTAGTTGACGTAAATCTTCCAATTTTTGTTATAATCGATGAGGTTAAAAACGGCAATTTAACAGCAAACGACCTAACAGAAGAGCAATTAGACTCACTACCAAAAGACGTTAGAAAATTAGCCATAGAAAATGCTTAAAACAGTTGTAAATTTCTTGAATTTAAAGTTAGGCTTACTTAACTACTTTGACATTACTAGATGTTTAAGTGAGTTAAAGGTTAATAACGAAGGGCTAACTTCTCCAAAGGAATATATTTCTAACGGTAATTGGGACAATATAGACTTTGACTCTAAAGATGGTGTAAGCTATTGGCGGCTAAGAGATGAGATAACCACAAGCCCGATTGAAAGCGTTTACAAGGCTGGGAAACGTGTTGAGGTAACAATACCTTTAAAGTTGGTGTTTAGTGTTCCAAGACGAAAACTAACCGAAGATGACGCCTATGCTTTTGACCGCATAAGACAGACAATCACTAAGCAATTCAATATTGATGATGGTGATTTGAAAAACACGTTAGGTTGTGAGAAGGTAGAAATATCAAGCCCAACGGCTAACGGTGATGCTAAAGATGTTTGGGATGGAGAAACTGAAAATACAGGAACGCACGAACCTAACTATGACGTTGTATTTGGAAGTGTTGACATTGATGTGAAGCTGATTTATAAAGGTACTTGCTTACCTACTGAATGTGATGATGTTGATTCTGATATTTTACACTCATTCGACTTTTGCAATGCTGCCGTTAGAGACAGATTAACGGCTGCTCAAATTACGTGTTTAGAAGATGCTTTGTGTGGTGTTTGCGCTGATGCAACGGTAGAGAATAGCGATGCAAGCTACTCAACAAC